CATTAGAAGAATTAAAGGATTTGAAAAGTGTTATATCTTGTTCAACAAGATATAAAATAAAATCTTTTAAACATCCAAAATTAGATGAAAGAATTTACAAACTCTTTAGAAAAGACCATGAATTTTGGATTTATTCAAATGAAGATTGTGAAACATATGATTTAAAAAATCCAACACCATATCAAAAGAAAGAGAAATTTGATTATTGCCAATCACAAATTTAAGGAAAAAAATTTTGTAAGGTTCAATGTGACCATTGCAAAATTTATTATGCACCTTTAGAAAATAATTTGGGAAAATAAAATAATTATATGTTTTTTAACATCAATTTGCAAAAATTTTCAAAAGAAATTTATTTATAACCACTTTGGTCAAATCCTTCTTTTCATTTTATGAAAAATGAAATTTTGGGATATTTCATTCAAGACATAAATTCTAATGAATTTTCTTATATAAACATTTCTCATAATGAACTTTTTAAAAATGATATTTTAGAAATAAATGAATTGATATTAAATAATTTTGAAAAAATAATTGTTCTCGATAAAAAGTCTTTACAATATTTTTTAGAAAAAGACAATGTTTTCGATTTGCGAATTGCAAACGGTACAAATTATGAATTTGAGGAAATGAATTTATTAAATGTTCCATCAAAATATAATTTTTCAAAATCATTGAACCAATACATTCCTATTTCAAAACATATAGAATATTTTTGTGAAAAATTTAAAAAATTAAAGTCTGAAATAAGAATAGAAGAATTTAGTCAAAGTGTTTTTAAAAACTCTTACATAAAAGCCTTTTCTACCTTAGAAATAAGCCCTATAACAGTTTCAAAAACATTGTTGGAGTCATTGTATCAAAAACAAATTAAAACGTCTTATATCGAAGAAAACGGTTATTATACATCGTATAATTTGTACAATCCTTCGTTGAGACCAACAATGTCAAAGAGTTCAATAAATTTATTAAACTTACCGAAGAATAATAATAGTAGGGAACTAATTATTCCATCAAATGGTTATTTATTTGAATACGATTATAAAGGGTTTCATCTTTCAATACTTTGTAAACTTTTAAAATATGAATTACAATATAATGATGTTTATACACAATTATATAATGAGATTTATAAAACAGAATTTCAAGCATTAGAGAAAGAACAGCATCAAGAAATTAAGAACCAATTTTTTCAAATAATGTTCTCCGAAATTCTTAACACAGAACATGATTCAGTTTTATTACAAGAAGTTTTCAATTTTAAAAAATCTTTATTAGAAGAATTTGAAAATAATGGATTTATAACGTCACCATTTACAAAAGAAATATATTTTCACGAAACATTTACAATAAAAAACATTTTTTCAATATTTTTTAGAATTTGTGAAACAGAATTAAATGTAAAAACTTTGTTGAATATACAGGATTTTCTTAAAGGTAAATTGACAAAGTTAATTTTATATCAATTCGATAGTTTTTTAATAGATTGGAACAAAGAAGATGGAAAAGAAATTTTAAAAGATTTGAAAAAAATAATTGAAACGGAAGATAATTACAAAATTTCAATTTCTTATGGAAAAAACTTTAATGAGATGCGAGATATATTATGAAAATGCCATGAATAAAGAATAATCACTATATAATATATTTATACGAGAATGAATCAATACGACTATGAAAATTCTACAAATGTAGGAAAAAATAACAAATTATTATGTACATTTTCAACCAAGGAAAATTTAGACCTTACATTAGAAAATGTTAAAACAAAGTATGATATTTTATACAATAAAATTTTTGTTTTAGAATCTCCCGATACGGATGAAATGATTGTAACATATAACGTGGATTTTAACAATGTTTCAACAACAACTATTTTTCCAAAAACAATTTCTGTACATCGTAAAAAAGAAACAAATACTCTTTATACAATTCATGCTTTAAGTAATTATATTTCAACAAAGACAAAAGAAAGATATTATAATGTTGATTGGAAATTATTTCAAAATTCTATTTTACTAACACAAAAGGGTGATTTTAAAATTTTGAAAACCAAAATTAATGATGTAATACATACAAAATAATAAGATTTTATATTTCAATTAATTATTCACAGTAAAACAAAGTAAACATGTCACAAAGTCGTTTAGAGAAAATTCGTGCAGCACTTGCTACAAACAAAGGCGGTTCTACATCAACAGATGTCGCAAAAATTAAAGAAATCGCATGGAAACCAAAAATTGGTGAAAATGTTGTTAGAATGGTCTTTCCACAAAATAAAGACCTACCATATTATTTGGTGAAATATTATGATTTTGGAACACTTGCTAAATACCCAATTCTTTCTCCAAATTCATTTGGTGGTTACACAGCAGACCCAATTCAAAACGCTTGTTATGAATTGAGAAAGGGAAGACAAGAAGACAAAGATTTGGCAAGTAAATTTAAAACAAATCAAAAATTTTTTTTTCCTGTTATTGTAAGAAATGAAGAAGACAAGGGTGTTCAAATGTGGGATGTTCCTGTTAATAAGGTAGAAATGGTGATGAGTTTGTTTTCTGAAAAGTCTTCGGATGAATATGGTGATGTAACAGATGAAACACAAGGTCGTGATTTAAGAATAACTTGTACAGAAAGTGTTATTCCAAATTCAAAACCGCAACGTTCATATCCCGAAATGGTTTCTATTAACCCAAAGGTTAAAGAAAGTCCTTTAGGAACAGATGACCAAATTGAAGAATGGACTTCAAACATTCCCGATGTTTATTCATATTATCAAAAGAAAGATAATGAGGAATTGGTAAAACTTTTTCAAAATAAAGTGCAAGAAATGTTAGGTGATTATGAAGAACAAGAAGATGAAGAGCAAGAAAAGGAAGTTGATAAGAAAGAAACTCCAAAAGAAACTGTTGTAACAAACGTTATTACAAAAGGTAAACCTTCACAAAAATTAGCATCAACTGTTGAAAAGGAATTGGAAGATTTTGATAAGATGTTTGATGATAATTAATAAAACATCCATAACATTAAAGGGAGAATTTAAAAATTCTCCCAATTTTTTCAAAATTAATTAATTCAAACATGGCTAAAACAAAATTAAGTGATAAGATTTCAAATGCTATCACAGTTTCAACGGACACGGGAAATTTTGATTTAACAGCTTTTAAGAAGTCTAAAAATCTAATTTCAAACACAAAATATAAAAAACAGGAATTTATAAAAATTTCGGACGCTTTACAAGAAGCATTGGGAATTGAAGGAATTCCAATGGGTCAAATAACAATTCTAAGAGGACATTCTGACACAGGTAAGACAACAGCTCTTTTAGAAGCAATTAAAGGTTGTCAAAGACAAGGAATACTCCCCGTAATTATTATTACAGAAATGAAATGGTCATGGAGTCATGCAATTCAAATGGGATTAAAAGTTACGGAAGACATTGATGAAGAAACGGGAGAAATCCTTTACGGTGGTGATTTCATTTATATTGACAGAAGTAGTTTGAATAGTATTGAAGATGTTGCAGCATTTATGAATCAATTAATGTCTGACCAAAAAGCAGGAAAACTTCCAAGAGATTTATGCTTTCTATGGGATAGTGTTGGTAGTATTCCTTCACAACAAAGTATTGATAGTAATAAAAATAATAATGAATGGAACGCAGGTGCTATGTCAACTCAATTCGGAAATAACATTAATCAAAAAATTATGTTATCAAGAAAAGATGGATACCCTTATACAAATACATTTATAATTGTGAATAAGGTTTGGGTGCAGAAGCCTATGACATATGGAGCAATGCCAAGTTTAAAAAATTCTTGTGGTGATAAAATGTTTTTTGACTGTGTTTATCAAATTCAATTTGGAGGAGTTTCGACAAGTGGAACTTCAAAAATTACTGCAACAAGAGGTGGAAAAACAGTAGAATTTGCTAAGAGAACAAAAGTTCAATTGAACAAAAACCATATTGATGGAATTACAACAAATGGAAGTATTATTGCAACACCACATGGATTTATAAAAGATACACCAAATGCTATTAATAATTATAAAAAAGAGCATGGTGATAAATGGCTTAATATTCTTGGTGGAACAGATTTTGATGTAAATGATGATAATCCCGAAGAAGAACTTACGATAGAATGATAAAAAAAGTAGATAGTTTTATAAGAGAATTATTTCCAAGCATTATTAATTTAAAGATTGTTGAAATTGATAAAAAATTTGAATGTGAATATTCTTATTATGTATCTGATTTATATGGTAATCCAATTTTAAGAATAAATAAAATTAATGTTGGAATCGTAGATGGCTTTTTAAAAATAGTTGAATAAATTTAAAAGGGGAATGTCAAAAGTTCCTCTTTAACATTAAAATAAAGAATTATGTCAAAAGAATCTTTGCAAAATCTTCTTTCAAAGTTAAAAAAACCAGTCGAAGAAGAAAACTCAAAAAATAAAATTTTGTTAATTGATGGAATGAATCTTTTTCTAAGATGTTTTTCCACAGTGCAGACAAGAAATAAAACGGGTGAACATATTGGTGGTGTTTTAGGAACTTTATATTCATTAGGAAGTGTTATTAAAAACACATCCCCGAATGAAGTGATAATGATTTTTGATGGTGAAAATTCTTCACATTCAAGAAAAAATATTTATCCTCAATATAAAGCAAATAGACATGAAAGACAAGTTTGTAATTTTTCAATGTTTGACAATTTAGAACAAGAAAAAAACGCTAAAGAATCTCAATTATTTAGATTCATTGATTATTTACAATGTCTTCCTATCAAAATGATTTGCATAGACAATTATGAAGGTGATGACATCATTTCTTATTTGACAAAGAAGTTTGAAGCAGATAATGAAATAACAATATGTTCAACAGATAATGACTTTATACAATTATTAAACCCTAATGTAAAAATATACAACCCAAATTCAAAACAATTTTTTAACGAACAAAAAGTATTTGAAAAGTATCAAATTCACCCAATCAATTTTTTATTACATAGAATATTAACAGGCGATAATTCAGATAATATCCCAAATGTTAATGGGTTTCAATTAAAAACACTATTAAAATACTTTCCACAGTTTTTAGAAAATAGAAAAGTAACAATAACAGAACTTTATGAATATTGTGAAGAAAAATTAAAAGAAAAGAAACCTTCAATAAAATATTCTAATGTCCTAAATTCAAAATCTATTATAAACATTAATACGCAATTGATGGATTTAACAAACATATTTTTTACAGACATTGATATATTACAAATTGAACAAGCATTGAATTTAAATAAAAAACTTCTCCCAATGGATTTTTATAAATTGATTAAAGAAGACCAAATGGAAGAATTATTAATGAATCCGTTAAATTGGATTGGGGAAATATTTTCACGATTAAATAAATAACAACAATTAAATTTTTTAAATTATGTCATTAGAATCACTTGAAGAATACGGTAAAGATTTTGTAGATAAAATCTTACATCTTTTATTAACAGATAAAGAATATCTTAATACAATTCAAGATGCAATAAATTTAGAGCATTATGAAAACGATAAACAGAAGTGGATTGTAAAAAAGATTTTGGAATATTATAATAAAAATAATACAACACCCGATAAAGATTGGCTTAAATTAGAACTCAAAAAAGAAGCTGTTGATGATAAGATGATAGAGTTTTGTAAAAGAATTGGTGAAAATCTTGTAACATGTTATAAATTAAATAGTATTGATTGTGAATATGTTAGAGATGAATACAGATTCTTTTGTGTTGATAAGGCTTTAGAACAAGCGATTTTAACAAGTGCTGACTTAATGAAATATAAACAATATGATGATATTAGAAAAATAATTGATAATGCTTTAAAATTAGGTCAAGATAGAGAAGTTGGACATGACTATGGAAAAGACCTTGAAGAAAGATATAGAATAGATAATAAAAAAATTATTCCATTTCCTTTTGAAGAATGGAATGAAAGAACAGGAGGTGGTATGAGAAGTGGTAATTTAATATTATTGTTTGGTTTACAAGGAGGTGGTAAAAGTTGGTTAAGTGTGATTTTATCTGCACATGTTATAAAACTTGGTTATAAAGTTTTATTTTATACATTGGAATTGGATGAAACATATGTAGGTAAAAGATATGATGCAAAGTTTACTCAAATTTCTTTAAACGATTTAAGTTCTCATAAAGATGATATTCAAGAAGTATTGGATAGTTTAGAAGGTGAATTAAAAATTTTTAGATTAGGTGGTAAGAAAAAAAGACTTTCGTATATTAAATCTCATTTAAGAAGTTTAGAACGTATTGAAGGTTTTAAACCCGATTTGATGATAATTGATTACATTGATTGCATCAAACCCGAAGTTAATGGAAAATATTTTGATAAAACGGATGAAACAGATGATTTGTACACAGAAGTTAGAGATATGGGAGCAGAATTTGATTTTCCAATTATTTCTCAATGTCAAGTTAATAGAAGCGGTGCAAGAGATAAAATTGTAGAAAGTGATAAAATGGCAGGGTCTTATAACAAAGGTATGATTGCAGATATTTCATTAAGTTTATCAAGGGATATAGATGACAAGGCTAATAATACGGGAAGAATACATTGGATGAAAAACCGTTATGGTAGAGATGGTATGACAGATAATATTTCAATTGATACATCAAATGGTTCTATGGCAATTTTGGGAAATTATGAAGGAGAATCTGAACAAAGTAATCCAAGGGGTAAATCAAGTGCTGCTCGAAAGGCTTTAGGACTTTTATCAAATAGTTTTTAAAAATAATTTGTAAAATGTATTACAAATTATTTGACAATTAAATAAATTTGTAATATATTTGTAACATAAAGTTTTTAATAAAATATTTAAAAAATAATATGAAAAATATACATGTAATATCAACAGATAAACTAAGTAGGTTAGGTAAATTTATTGACACTAATAATTTATTTTTAAGAACCTATAATGATATACCAAGAGGTGAGAATGTAAATATATACATTACTAATGATGAAGAAATTAGAGAAGGAGATTATAGTTTTTACCCTATATATGGTGTAGGTAAAAACATATTTATTGATGGAAAATTATGTTTTTACATAGAACCCAAAGATGGTAGAGGAAGTTTAAGAACCTATCAAACTTTTGACAAGAACAAAAAAATCATCCTAACAACAGACGAAGACTTAATCAAAGATGGTGTACAAGCTATTAATAATGATTTTCTTCAATGGTTTGTTAAGAATCCAATTTGTGAAAAAATTGAGGTTATTTATGGCTTTTTTAATGGTATGGGAAGACAAGTTGACCAAATGAACTTAGGACAACATTATTTTAAATCTGTTTGGAAATACAAAATCATCATTCCAAAAGAAGAAACAGAATTAAATAAATTGAAAAAACAATTTCAAATGAAAGCTGATGAAGCGTTAGAATTAAATTCTAAGATTGGTAATTTTGGTAAAGAAGAACCTAAACAAAAAACACTTGAAGAAGCTGCTGAATGGTTTTCAGATGATGAGCCAAATTGTGATTATGAAGCAGGTATTAAGACAGGAAAATATCAAGGATTTGTTGAAGGTGCTAAGTATATGCAAGAAAGAATGTATAGTGAGGAAGATATGAGAGAAGCGATAAGATTTGGTTTATATGGAATGTATGGGTATGAATGTGGCAAAGAAGGTGAAACTGATAATCAAATTAATAAGTATTTAAAACAATTTAAAAAGAAATAAGATGAACAAAGAATTAGAAGAAGTTGCTGAAACAATAGCAAAAGGTTTTGGTAGTGAAAATTGGCAAGAAATAAAAGATGGTATAATTAGATATGCTATTGATGATAAACAACAAGAGAAATTGTTTAGTGAAGAAGATATGATTGATTTTGCAGAATATGTAGCTGCATATTCAGATAAAAATAGAAATATTCATAATCAAATGCTTCATGCTAAATCCAAATATGATGGAGCTGAAAGAACAATTGATTTATTAGAAATTTGGTTAAAAGAATCTAAAACAAAATAATATGAATAATGCACATTTAAAACAAATTAAAATTTTTAAATTATCAGATTATTTTACAAAAGATGATTTAGAAAAAGATGTAAATGATTATGTTGTTAAAATATTTAAAGAACAAAGTAATTATCCGAACATTGAAACTAATTCACAATTTATTTCCGTAATTACAGATTGTATTATTAGAATTGAATAAATAAAATTATATTTGAATTAACTATAAACCATGTCTATAATGGAACAACAATATAACGAATTATTACAAGAATATCCCTTTTTAATACAAATTGTTAGAACTCTTGAAAATGTTTCGAGAATAGATAAAAGAAATTGGGATAATTTGGTAGAAGAAGATTTTACGAAATGTAAGCGTATATTAATCATTTTAAAAGAAAATAAATTACTATGACAGCATTACAAGAATTAATTAATGAGTTTAATGAAATTAAAAATTTCGATTATTATCGACAAATATTGATTTTGAGAGCAAAGGCACGTCATCTTTTAGAATTAGAAAAACAGCAGATTATTGATGCTTATAAAGATGGATGCTTTGATAACATATTGGACGAAAGCACAGATTCGATAAGAGCAGAAGAATACTACGAGAAAACCTTTAACCAACCAAAATAAATGAAGAAATTTTGAAACTAAAAAGTAATATATAAGGTTATTTATAAAAGCCAATTAACAATAAATTTAAAAATAAATTATTCACAGTTAAATTAAAAGTATGGAAAAAATTTTAGTAGAAAACCCTAACAGATTTGTTTTGTTTCCAATTGAACATCCTGATGTTTGGGATTATTATCAACGGGCTTTGGCTTCCTTTTGGACAGTTGAAGAAGTTGATTTGGTAAGCGATGTAAATGATTGGGACAACAAGTTAAATGATAACGAAAGGTATTTTATCAAGAATATCCTACAATTTTTTTCGGCAAGCGATGGTATAGTAAATGAAAATCTTGCAGAAAATTTTGTTAAAGAAGTCGGTTATACAGAAGCCAAGTTTTTTTATAGTTTTCAATTAATGATAGAAAATATACATTCGCATATGTATTCATTATTGATTGACACATTCATTAAAAATCCAAGAGAGAAATTTGAAATGTTTAGAGCTTTGGAATTTAATGATATTATTAAGAAAAAAGCTAATTGGGCTTTAAATTGGATTAAATCTGATAATTTCGTAGAAAGATTAGTAGCTTTTGCGGTTGTAGAAGGAATATTTTTTTCGGGTAAACAAAATCTGCCCGTACCCATTTAATTGACTGGAAACCCCTTAGAGTTGGTTATACTACAACGTAATTTGAAAAGATAAGCGTGAATGTTTGAAAAATAACCAAATTGGGCAATCAGCAGCCAAGCGACTTTAACAGTCGAAGGTTCAACGACCAGAGATTCGTCTCGTACATAATATATTGGTAATATATTATGGAAACAGTGGGAATATTTTTTAGTGTAAGGTTTTACGAATAATGTTTGGTCTTATAAAAAATATTAATATATGGTCTAATCCTTTATGAAAGTAAAGGTTTGTAAATTAAAGATTACCAATCTTCGAGAAAATAATTTACATAGATAATGAGTTTTTGTTCAATTTTTTGGTTAAAAAAGAGAGGTTTGATGCACGGTCTTTGTTTTTCAAATGAATTAATCAGTCGTTAAATTTTTATAGCGACCTATATGTGGTGACACAAATAGAAAAACCCCTTTAAATCAATGGAACTCCTAATTAGGACAATATTGAGATAGATTTACAATAAAGATGAGAATTTACACATTTGTTATATTTATGATAAATGGAAGAAATTTTCAAAGAACATCCAAGAGGATATTTAGTATCAAATTTAGGAAGAATAAAAGGTAAACATGTAGAATATTTGAAACCAACATTATCAACAAGTGGATATATGATGACAACAAACGATTCTGTTCATAGAATGGTGGTAGAAACTTTTATTGGTGAAATTCCTAAAGGGTATCAAGTGAATCATAAAGATGGATGTAGAACTAATAATAGACTCGATAATTTAGAAATTGTAACACCATCGGAAAATCAAATTCATGCTTATAAAATGGGCTTTTCAAAAGGTAGAAAGGGAGAAGAAAATCCTTTATCGGAATTAAAAGAAGTTGATGTGTTAGATATTTATGATATGGTTAAAAGAGGTTGTACCAATATGGAAATCTCATTAAAATACCATATACATGATAGATATGTTTCACTAATAAGACATGGTAAACGATGGAAATATCTTTGGAAAGACCATTTTAGTGATGGTGAAGCCATTATGTCTTTAGGAAATAATATATTACCTTTAGAAGATATGTTACATATATTAGATTTAGTTTACAAAAATGAAAAAACTAATCCCGAAATTGCAGAAATGTATAATATTGATAAAACTGTAATTAGTAAAATTAGACATAAGCATGTTTGGAAACATCAATGGAGAGAATATTATAGAAGAAAATCTATTGCAACGACTATCGAAAACACAAATGATTGAGAAATTTATTATTTGGAAGTGAGTAGAGTACATCACAAGCCAATGGTGATGGAAACATGGGGTAACTCAAATTGGTAACAGAAATGAGTTAAAGATATAGTCTATTCTATATGGTAACATATAGCAGTTGAATAAACGGAATTAAACTTGCGATTTAATTCGAATACAAAAAGGACGAGAATTTACATATGGACTTTGCTTGTCATCTTTACAAAAATCACATTGAAAATAAACTTTCCCATGAAAGAATTTTGGAAATTGTCTTAGATGCTTTAGATATTGAAAAACAATTCATCACAGAAAGTCTTCCTGTAAGTCTTATTGGAATGAACGCAAATTTAATGAAGCAGTATTTGGAATATGTCACAGATGGGCTTTTATTAAATTTAGGTTATCCTAAACATTTCAATTCGGAAAATCCTTTTGATTTTATGGAAGCTATTTCATTGAGTGGTAAAACAAATTTCTTTGAAAAACGTGTTGCAGAATACAACAAAGCAAGTGTTGTAAACTCAATGTCTAATTCGTCAAATAGTTTAATTGAAGAAGATTTTTAAAAATAATGGCTTATTGGAATAAAAAGAAAATAATTTTACAAAAAGAACATTTTGAAAAAGATGTTCTTTTTAAACATAATATTCCCATACCTGTTAAAAATAAAATAAAGACTTTAAATACATCATTAAATTAATTATCACAAATATATAAATGAATATTACAAAAAGAAACGGAAACTCCGAAGAATTAAATTTTAATAAAATTGTAGCAAGGATTAAAAAACAATGTTATTCCTTAGATACAAATTTTGTAAATGTTGACAAATTAGCAATTAATGTTATACAAGGATTGTTTGATGGTGCAACAACAAGACAAATTGATGAATTAATCGCTGAACAGGCTGCAAGTGCTTCAACAATTCACTTTGACTATTCAACCCTTGCTGCAAGAATACTTGTAACATCATTACATAAAGATACTTCCAAAAGTTTTTCACAAACAGTTGAAAAATTATATTCTGAAAGTTTGGTGTCTGAAATTTTTTATAAAAATGTTCAAAAAAATAAGAAAGAATTAGATGCTGTTATTGTTTATGATAGAGATTTTAATTTTGATTATTTTGGATATAGAACATTGGAAAAGTCTTATCTATTAAAAGATAGAAGTGGTAGAATTATTGAACGTCCGCAACATTTATATATGAGAGTGGCT